TCAGCGCCAGCGGAAGCGCCGCTCGCGGCAAAGCTGGCCGACAAGGCATTGGGGCGTGTCGCGGGTGGCGATCCAGGCCGGCTTGGAACGCTTGGAGGTGCAATAGCCGGCATCAGTGACGAAGCGGTCATAGAGGTTGGGCCCGGTACCGATGACCACCGCCCCCTCGCGCTGCACGAGCGCCTGCGCCTGCGCGCAGCTCATGCCGAGCGAGTTCGGCCGCGCCTGCGCGGAGGCGGGCAGGGACAGGCCGAAAAAGGCGGCAAGAGCCGCCGCCAGCCAGGCGGAGGTGCAGGCGGCGGGATTCGCGGCAGGAAACGCAGCAGGAAGCGCTGGCAGAAAGCCGGAGGTGAAGGAGGGGGCATGCATCATCGGGCCTCGTCGTTTCTGTCTCCATCGGCGGAGCGTCGCCCTCGAAATGACGTCGGGGTGCCCAACGTCAAGGGCGGGCGTAGCCGGAGCCGATCACACCAGCGCGCGTTGCCGCTGCCTCAAGGCCCATGCGACCGAGCGGCGTCCGGCGGTTCCGGATGAGAGTTTGAAAAGACTGGTGGGCCCGGTAGGCCGACCCGTCGCAAGAAGTGACAATGGCTTAGGTTCGGTCGGGACAAAAGAAGAACATAGGGTTTCCGGTAGCGATACAACCTGCCGCGTCCCACTTTCGCGAGCTCCGACACGGCCCTGCGGCACGGTTTATGACGGGCGGGAACGGCTGGGCTCTCTCGAGAGCGTCGCCTGCAGCTTCCGTGCCCTGGACGCCGAGGGTGAGGCGCTCGGCACCTTCCCCTCATTGAGAGCTGCCATGACCGCCGTGGGGCGGGGCCGATGAGCGCAGTTGCGGTCGTCGAGACCTTCCGCGTCGCCATTAGTCAGGCGAGCGGGGGCGCCGAGCTGGATCGCCTGACAGCGGCGATCTGGCGGCAGAATCTGGCGGGCGCCTTGTCGGATGACGATGCCAACGGGCTAGCCATGCTCGCCAGCGCCAAGCGCAAGCCAGTTGACGAACCGCGCCGGGCGTCAGTCCCCGTCGATCTGAGCCGGTTCAAGCCGCGCCGGCGCCAGACCTCGCCAGACCGGGAGGCGTCCAAGAGGCGGCGCCGTGGTCTCGCCCGATCCGCGCCCATGCCGGCGGCGCTGGCAAGCCTGTTCACCGAAAGCGAGAGCGCGGCGCTCGCCATCGTCGCCGGCGAGGTGAAGCACCATGGCGCGTGTGAGCTGCCGATCGACAAGCTCGCGGCGCTCGCCGGGGTGTGCCGGACTTCGGCACAGAATGCGCTGCACGAGGCCCGCCGGCTCGGGATCATCAAGATCACCCATCGACCGCAACGCGGCCGCAAGCATCTGCCGAACCGCGTCGAGATCGTCTCGCCGGAGTGGCGGACGTGGCTGAAGCGTGGGCCGACGGCTCACCGGCCGATAGGGTCCAAAACGATCTCACAAGGCAAAAATCTGAACCCCACGAAGAGCACAGAGAAGACTGAAAGAGCTCTCTTCAGTTTTGGAGCACAAGCGGCGCTGTCGCCAGATACCTTGTCTCGCCATAAGTGTGTCGATGTCGCTGACCTGCGAGGTGATGACATCAGCGGCGTGAGATAAACTGATAGAAGTAGGTGTCTGTTCGATCGAGCACGCTGAGCGCATAGAATCATCTATGCGATATCAGACCCTCATCAGCGCCTCGGCTCGCCCGACCGCTTCGCCGCATGCCCAGCTGGCGAACTGCGCCGTGTTCGGCCTGCCGGACGAGGCATGGGTGTTTGTCGAGGCCGATACGCTGGCTTGGAAGCAATGGCGCCGCTTCTGCCTCCGGGAGATCGGCCGCGCGCCGGCCGCCGCCTTTGTCTTTGCTTCTCCTCCTGGTCGGACGCCGGGCCGCTATCGCGGTCGTAGCCTGCCGATGCTTCGCCCTCCCGGCGAGAGCGCGCTGGATCGCATGCGGATCGCCAGCGGCGAGCGCGATGACGACGAGGTGGCGACGTGACCGGGGGGTGGTCGGCGACTTTGCCGTAGGGGCGCGGGACCGCCTGGGGTGGAACGCGCGTGATGCGGGCTAAATAGGGTTTTTCACTATTTATCAATTGGTTAGTAGAGGTCGGAAGTGCTTCAGCGGGTCGCGGGATGGTTCAGGGAACGCAAGAGCATGGCGGCTCCGGATTCGGAGCTTCAGGCGATGTTCGGCGCGCTGCCCTCCGGCCTGTCTGTTGGAGCGGCTCAGGCCTTGACCGTGCCGGCCGTACAGTCGGCGATCCGGCTGATCTCGGAAGCGGCGGCCTGCCTCGACCTGAAGGTCATGCGCCGCGTCGGCGATGCCGAGGTTGAGGCGCCGGATCATCCCGTTGCACGGCTGCTTGCCGATCGACCGAACGACTGGACCAGCGCTTTCGACATCGTCCGCGACATGATCGGCGCCGCACTCGTCAGCGACAAGGGGTCGCTTGCTCTGGCGAACAAGGTCGACGGGCGCGTGATCGAGCTGGTGCGCTATGAGCCGGCGCACTTCACGGTCGACTATTCCGGCGATGGCCGGCTGGAGCCGAGCTTCCGCATCAACAATGTGCCGGTGTCGGCGGACGACGTGGTGCACCTGCGCTCGCCCTTCGCGCGCTGTCCGCTGTCGCTGGCGGCCGATGCGATCGGCGTGGCCAAGGTGATGGAGCAACACGCCGGCCGGCTGTTCAAGGATGGGGCCCGGCCGTCCGGCGTGATCTCATTCAAGGGAAAGCTCACCCCGGAGGGTGCGCGGCGGGCCAAGGACGGCTGGAATGCGGCGCACGGCCCCGGCAAATCGGGCGGCACTGCCGTTCTGGATGACGACGCCAAATACACCCAGCTCACCCTCGCCAGCACGGATGCCCAGTTCCTCGAGCTGCGCAAATTCCAGATTATCGAGGTCGCCCGCGCCTTCCGCGTGCCGCCGAGCATGCTCTACGAATTGGACCGCGCCACTTGGTCCAACTCCGAGCAGATGGGCAAGGAGTTCCTGACCTACTCGCTGGAGCCCTGGTTGCGGGCGCTCGAGGGCGCATTGCGCCGGGCGCTGTTCACGCCGGAAGAGCGGCACGAGTACCGCATGGCCTTCGATCGTGACGACCTTACCCGCGCCAGCCTGACCGAGCGCGCCACGGCCATTTCCTCGCTGATCTCGGCGCGGGTTCTCAACTCCAATGAGGGCCGCGACTGGCTCGACCTGCCGCCACGCGCCGGCGGCGAGGAATACGCCAATCCCAACGTCACCGTGACCACCCGCACCACCGGGCCGGCGCGCCGCGAGGAAGACTGATGGAACGCGCCTTCATCGAGACCAAGGTGCTCGCCGACGATAGCGGCCTGATCTCCGGCCTGGCGTGGAAGTTCGGCGCACCCGATCGCATCGGCGACTGGATCGAGCCGGGCGCCTTCAAGGGGCTGAAGCTGCCGCTGCCGATGCTGTTCGGTCACGACCTCAATGATCCCGTCGGCGCCTGGGACCGCATCGAGGAGAAGGCGGACGGGCTGCACGTCTCCGGCCGGCTGCTGGTCGATGAGGTGGCCCGCGCCCGCGAGGTCCGCGCGCTGGTGAAGGCCGGCGCCGTGCGCGGCCTGTCCATCGGCTTCGTCACCAAGAAGGCCACGGCCCGCACCGGCGGCGGGCGCACCATCAAGGCGCTTGAGCTGTTCGAGGTGTCGCTGGTGAGCGCGCCCATGCACCCCGGCGCGAAGGTCACTTCGGCCAAGTCCGCAGCGGGCGCTCTCGCCCTCGCCGACATCATCCGCCGCGCTGATGCGGCCATTCGAGGAAGCTGACGATGAAGCATACCTATCTGCATGCGCTGGCGCCCGGCGCGGTCGTCCTGAAGGGTGAGAACGACGATCCGAATGAGATCGTCACCAAGGCGATCGGCGATCTCACCAAGACCGTCACCGATGGCCAGAAGTCGCTCGGCGACCGCATCACGGCGCTGGAGGGCAAGGGCGCCAAGCCGGACAACAAGAAGGACGATCCGGCGGCGAAGCTCAATGAGCGGCTCGACAAGATCGAGGCGAAGATGAACCGGCCGGGCGGCACCGAGACCAAGGGCGAGCCGAGCGTCGAGCAGAAGGCCTTCGGCGCCTATATGCGCCATGGCGATCGCGCCCCCGATGCCGAGCTGAAGGTGCTCACCGTCTCCAGCGACACGCAGGGCGGCTATCTCGCGCCGACCGAGATGTCGGCGGAGTTCATCCGCGACCTGGTGGAGTTCTCGCCGATCCGCACCCTCGCCACCGTCCGCACGACGGTTGCACCGGCGGTCAGCTATCCCAAACGCACCGGCATCACCAACGCCAAGTGGAAGGGCGAGACGCAGGCGCAGGAGGGCAGCGAACCGGCCTTCGGTCAGGTTGAGATCCCGATCCGCGAGGTGAACACCTATGTCGACGTGAGCAACCAGCTGCTCGCCGACAGCGGCGGCGTCGCTGAGGCGGAGGTGCGGCTCGCCCTCGCGGAAGACTTCGGCCAGAAGGAAGGCCTCGCCTTCGTCTCCGGCAATGGCGTGCTCCAGCCGGAAGGGCTGCTGACAGCCGCCGGCATTCCCGAGATTCTCAACGGGCACGCGACGCTCCTTTCCGCCGACCAGCTCATCGCCCTCATGCACGCTGTGCCGCAGGCCTACCGCGTTCGCGGTTCCTGGCTGATGAACGGCGGCACCCTCGCCAAGCTGCGCACCATGAAGGACGGTCAGGGCAATTATCTCTGGCAGCCGAGCTATCAGGAGGGTCAACCGGAGCGGCTCCTCGGCCGGCCGGTGGTGGAAGCGGTCGACATGCCTGATGTGGCGGCGAACGCCTATCCCGTCCTGTTCGGCGACTTCGCGACGGCTTACCGGATCGTCGACCGCCTGGCGCTCTCGATCCTCGTCAATCCGTACCTCCGCGCCACCGAAGGCATCACCCGCATTCACGCCACCCGCCGCACCGGCGCCGGCGTCGTGCAGGCCCGCGCGCTCCGCAAGCTCAAGATGGCGGCCTGACGGTCGCCATTCCCCTTCACGCGCTCACCGGAGGGCTTTCCATGCGCGACATCATCAGCAACATCGCCGTCGTCGAGGCCGTCCCGCCGGCCGCCTATGGAGCGGACAACACTCCATCGGCGATCGACATCAAGGGCTTCGACGCCGCCATGCTGGCGATCCACGTCGGTATCGGCGGCATCAGCTTCAACGGCACGAACAAGATCGAGTTCAAGCTGACGCACTCGGATGACGATGCGACCTATACCGCCGTCACGATCGACGACGTGCAGGGGCTCGCCAGCGTCGGCGCCGGCGGCATCGTCAAGGCACTGGTCGCCGCCCACGCCGCGCCCTCGATCACCCGCGTCGGCTATGTCGGAAACAAGCGGTTCCTGAAGCTGCTGGCGGACTTCTCCGGCACGCACGGCACCGCCACGCCGCTCTCGGCCACCGTCATCAAGGGCCACGCGCGCGAGCGTCCCGTGGCCTGACCCGTTCGGGCGCCTCCCTCTGAGGGCATGTAGCGGCCTGCCCAACAACGGAAACCCCGCCTCTCCGGCGCCCCCCTGCCAAACGGGGTTGATGGGAGGCAAGGCGGGGAAGGTCGCGAGCACCAGCCTGCACCCCATAGCAGGCCAAGGGCTCACCGGCGGGCGCAGCGTGAGGCTGCGCCCGCCTTTCATTCGCGAGGAAATGCCATGCTGACCGTCACCGCGCCTGCGACGACCCGCGATCTCGCCACCCTTGCAGCGGTGAAAGCCGAGCTCGAGATGGCGCTCGACAGCCAGCATGACGGCTATCTCAATGGCCTCATCACCCAGATGAGCCGCGCGATCGAGAGCTGGTGCGGGCGCAGCCTAGTGCGCGAGGGCGTCCGCGAGACGATCCACCTGACGGCGCCCGCCGAGGCGCTGGTCCTGACGCGCTTCCCCGTCTCGGAAATCGTCTCCGTCACCACGGAGGCGAACACCCTGGCGCCCTCGCTTTATGAGGCCGATGCCGGCCCCGGCACGCTCTACCGCCTCACCACCTCCGGCGCCCGGTCCATCTGGTCGCCGGGCCGCGTCTTGGTGGACTACACCGCCGGCTTCCTCCCGGCGGGTGAGGCGCGCGATCTTCCGCCCGATATCGAGCGCGCGGCCATTCTCGCGGTGCGGAATGCCTTCCTGACGCGCGGCCGCGACCAGACGGTGCGCAGCGACGACGTCGAGGGCATCGGCTCCTTCTCCTATGGCATGACCTCGGCGCTTCCCGCTGATGTCACCGAGCTCCTGGCGCCGTATCGGCTGCCGGGCTTCGCGTGAGGGCGCCATGCCGATCCGGGCACCACGCATCTGCGGCTGCGGCCATCGCATCGCCTCGGGCGAGCACTGCCCCTGCCAACGCAAGCGCAAGGCTGAACAGGACCAGCGTCGACCGCCGGCGCGGGAGCGCGGCTATGACAGCAAGTGGGACCGCGAGCGCGCGGCCTTCCTGAAGCTGCATCCGCGTTGCGCCCGGCCGGGCTGCGGCGCGCCGGCCTGCGTCGTCGACCACATCATCCCGCACAAGGGCGATCAGCGCCTGTTCTGGTCGCGCTCCAACTGGCAGCCGCTCTGCACCTCCTGCCATAGCCGGTGGAAGCAGGCACAGGAGAAGCGCGCCCAGAATCGGGGTGAGCAACGGACGGCGCCCCCGTCATGGGAGAGGTGATCGCCATGCGTGGCGCCAAGCCCCAACATATCGTTCCGGCTTCCTCGCCGGTGCGCGGCCCGCTGGATCCGCCGGACTGGCTGTCCGAGGATGCCCGCGCGGAGTGGGAGCGCGTGGCGCCGATCCTGATCGAGGAACGCCGAACCCTCACCATGACCGACGTCGCCACCCTGGCGAATTATTGCGTCGCGGTCGGCCGGGCGGCGGAAGCTGAGCGGGTGATCTCCAGCGAGGGCATGATCTACCACAGCAAGACCGGGCCGAAGAAACACCCGGCCGTGGCGATCTCCTCCGATGCCCAGACGCAGGCGCGCCTGCTCGCCGGCGAGCTCGGTCTTACCCCTGTCAGCCGATCTCGGCCGGCCGCCCGTGGCGCGGCAGATGACGGACAGGATGACCTCTTTGGAATGGGTGATTGACCATGGCACGCTCGACCTATCCCGAATGGATCTTCGACGGCAGCGAGATTGCCGACCCCATGGGGCGAGGCGAGCGCGCGGTGCGCTGGCTCCGGATGCTGAAGCACCCCAAGAGCAGCTTGCCCGGCCGGCCGTTCCAGCTCGATCCCTGGCAGGAACGGATCGTGCGCCGCATCTATGGCCCTCGCCATGAAGACGGCACGCGCATCGTCAAGACCGTGGTGCTGCTGCTCCCGAGAGGAAACCGGAAAACCGCGCTCGCCGCCGCTCTCGCCCTGCTGCACACGATCGGGCCGGAGCGGGTACCGGGCGGCGAGGTGATCTCGGCGGCTGCTGACCGCAAGCAGGCGAGGCTCGCCTTTGCGGAGGCGCTCGGTATCGTCCGCACCGTGCCGGCGGCGGCTTCAAACACCCGCGTCGTCGACTATCGCAACCGCCTGACCTTCCCGCGTGACGGATCGTTCTATGAGGCGATCTCGGCAGATGCCGGCACCCAGCACGGGCGCACGCCGGCCTTTGTGCTCGCCGACGAGCTGCACGCCTGGCCCAAGCGCGAGCTATGGGACGTGCTGCGCTCCGGCTTGGTGAAGCAGAAGGGTTCTCTTCTCGTCGTCGCCACCACGGCCGGCCGGGGGCAGGAAAACGTTGCGTGGGACATTGTGGATGATGCCCGCCGCGTCGCGCGGGGCGAGGTCGACGATCCCTCGATCCTGCCGATCCTGTTCGAGGCGGACCGCGATTGCGATTGGACGGACGAAGCCGTGTGGCACCGTGTGAACCCCGGCCTCGCCTATGGCTATCCCGACCTTGAAGGCCTTCGCCAACTCGCCCGCGAGGGACAGCGCCGGATCGGCGACCGCGAGGCCTTCCGCCAGCTCAACCTCAATATCTGGCTCGATCACTCCGCCGATCCGTTCGTCGACATGGACGTCTATGACGAGGGCGCGGGTTCGGTCTTCCTCGAGGCCCTCGAGCTGGCGCCTTGCTGGCTTGGCGTCGATCTCTCCAGCAATCACGACCTCACGGCTGTCATCGCCGCGTGGCGCGACGAGGCCGGCGGCTACATCGTCCACCCGTGGTTCTTCTGTCCCGAGGAGAACCTGCGCGCCCGTGCCGAACGTGACGGCGTGCCTTACCCAACCTGGGCGGAGCAGGGCTTCATCATCCCGACACCCGGCAACGTGGTCGACTTCCGCACTGTCGAAGACACGATCCGCGATCTTTGCTCGCGCTACGCCGTGCAGGAGATCGCCTTCGATCCGCACCTCGCCCGCAACACCCTCAACAACCTGCTCGAGGATGGCCTGCCGGCCGTCGAGATGCGGCAGGGCTGGGTGACGATGGCCCCGGCGGTGAAGGAGCTGGAGCGCGCCATTGTCGGGCGCCAGCTCACCCATGGCGGGCACCCCGTCCTGCGCTGGTGCTTCGACAACATCGCCGTCCACACCGACAGCGCCGGCAACCGCATGTTCCACAAGGGCAAGAGCCGGGACCGGATCGACGGCGCCGTCGCCTGCGCCATGGCAGTCGCCCGCGCGAGCGCCGAGGGCGGGGCGAGCATCTACGAGAGCGACGAGTGGTCGCCGGAGATGATGGTTCTTTGA